GCGTAGCACCTTCGGTTAAGCGTAGCACCTTCGGTTACGCGTAGCACCTTCGGTTAAGCGGTTAAGCATGCAATATGTTTTTTATTAGTAAGATGTCTGTTTCTCTGATAAAACTGATATGTTCCACCACATTCACATGTATGAATGGCTCTCTCTAGTTTTATTCTTGCTTCTGATTTTGCTTTTTTTTCGATTTGACGAGCAAGACGCTCTTCTGCTATTTGATCGGCGTTCTCTTCTCTTTTCTTTTTCTCCCATGCTCGCTGACGAGCCTTAATTTCATCTGAATTCTGTTTTCGATATTCTTTATAATATTCTGACTGTTCCTCTTTGTGTTCTTCGTAATATTTCATTCGCGCACTCTTAACTTGATCTGGATGTTCTTTGGCATATTTCTTTTGTTTTTCACACAATTCTTCTCGGTGATTTTTACGATAGACTTCCTTCTTTTTAAGGATTTCTTCATGATGATCTTTGGAATATTGTTTTACTTTGGCAATAATATCTGTTTTATTTGCTTCATAGTATTCTTTTACCTGTTCTTTTCGTTCAGCTGGTGATAATTGTGCACGGTTAATATTAAGGCACAATGGATTTTCTTTCTCTTTTATGATGTATTCATCTTCTCGCTTACTGAGTTCTTTTTTTGTGTCACAGGGATAGTCTTCGAGTAATTCAATGGAGGCATTTTCCCAGCCAAGTTGTTGCATATGATTATAAAAGGCTGTTTTGTCTTTTTTAGACATTTGTTTGTGGTGGTTTAGTCTAAAATATAATTTCTGCGTAGTGGATCCAATGTAATAATGACCATCATTGCATATAATTCTATAGATTTTTCCAGTTTTATAGATATTAATCGTCATATGATTTAGACACAATGGATCATTTTTTGATTGGGCTGTATGGTATTTTTCGCGATCTGTTAATTCTTTTTTTGTGTCACATGGATAATCTTCAATTAGTTCAATCGTAACATGGTCCCAGCCAATTTGATTGATGTATTCGTAGATTTTATTAACACCTTTCTTTGAAACGCTGATATGCTTATTTAGCCTTAAATTCAATGGTTGTATCGTGGATCCAATGTAATAATGCCCATCATCGCATAGCAATCGATAAATCTTTCCGTCAATATTGGTGGTCTCCATAATCTAATTAGATACCGTATACTTTATACTCTATTCTTTTTCTAATGCGCATTTTCAAATTTTAATAATTTCATCATATTTATTCGTATCCTATGTTAAACAGATATAACTCTAAGTGGAGTTGTACCGTCACACAGTTCTTATGTAGCCCCATTTCATATCAGAACAGATCTGCTCCCATGTCTTGTCCTGCAAATACAACTTATCGCGATTTTTGAGCAACGGAAAGCACGCCAGATACTCATCCATCTCCAGCAATTCGCAAAACTTATAAAGCACATACCCATACGACAAAAAGTTACGACGGCCCTTCGGGCAATGCTTCTTGAACGATGGCTGAATCTCCCGAAACATATGTCGCAGTTTCTCTTCGTCTTCGCGCGACATGAACGGCGCATTTTGCCCATTGAGCCGATTAATAATGTGAGGAATGTGTTCATAATATTTCGAGCATTTCATCTTTCGAAGAATTTCACGCAACTTCGTGGGCTTGAGAGAACCCATGTTGGTAATTCGCTCCTTCTTGAGTTGAATCAAGATCTCATCGTAAATATCGGCGGGAATTTCGGTACTTTCCTTGGCTTGGAATTGGGCGAGCCATTCATTAAAATGATTAATTTTCTTGTAGGCATAATAACAAATTTCGCGAGGGGGGTCCTTGTAGGATGGCTTGTCACTATCGACCAAAATGAATTCCTGGTGACCGCATTTTGCGCATGTGAGATTAGCCTCATTTAAGCACATATTCATTTCATTTCCGCAGCGCTCGCATAAAGTCCAAGGATCATCATATTCATCCTGATTGCTTCGACCCATGGCAGGATCCTCCAAATGCAAATATTCATTGAGAAGCTGGTGACGCTGAAAGCTCTTTTTCTCATTGGAGGGGGCCGGCTCCGATCCATCGTTACTGGAATCCAGCTGAAAAGAGTCAAGCCCACTATCAAGAGTTTTCTCTTGAGCTACTTCCTCTAAAATAGCTAAAATGGATCCAGGTTTCGCTTTATTTGATGTAAATGTTGCGGTACCCTGTTGAATTTGGTCCTGAATGTCGTAATAATTATACAGAATATCACCTGTCCGAAGATAATAATCCATTACCTCCGTTCCATTTTCAATAGACTGAATCCGCTTCTCTAACAATTCCGCATCGCGCTCCCATCTCCAGCTTTCCATATCCGTTGTAGCCTCTTTGATCTTCTTTTGAAGATGTGTTAATTCCTCTTTGTATCTTTCAATGTTATCTTTTTCTTCCAACATGGTTTGAACTTTCTGATTGTGAATGGCATCGAGCGTGGTACGAGCTTCTGGATTACTTCGCTTTGAACTCTTTACTTTGAAAAACGCACTGTCACTCATTAAGTGTACTTATACGGTATGTGTGGTGTGGTTTTAAACCCCTCCTGTTATGAATGGCTGATTGTATTTGAACTGCGTTTGAATTCTGTGAAAAATGCGTACGGTATGAGTTTATGATCCATAAAACAGATATTCAATGGTAATGGGTTCAGAGGATTCGTGTTGATGAACACGGATTCGATCGATAACATGGCGCATACGCCGATCAAATTCGTCTTTTTCCAGATGGAGGATTCCTGCACGAGTATACCGAAAAGGTGAAGGATGCTTACCATTTCCATCTTTGTATTGATCGGGATTCAATCGAAGAAAGACAATCTTTCGAAATCCAATATCCTCATATAATTCTACCATGCGTTTCTCTTCACATGTGTAATTTACATGCCGATTCTCGTCAATTTCAATTACAAGACAATGTGATCCAAAATCAATGAAGACATCGGGTCGGCGCCGCGAACACCCCCCTTCGACAATTTTGTCAAATCGCATAGTAAATGTATCTTGAAAGTGACATTTAAGATAATCGACGACATGATGTTCTTTTAGCTTATATTTTCGAGGGATTACTGCATCTGGGTGTAATACATAGTAGCACCGAAAACAGTAGGGTTTCCACTGGGATCTTGAGGCATTGATATGCTTACAATGTAAACATGCAATCGTTGGTGTACATTTGATACATTCAGATTTTAATATATCATGGGAGCAAATTGCACTACCCTTGCAAATTTTACATGTATATTTATCATGAGCATGAATACATACGAGTGACCCCATACAAATTTTACATTTGTTTTTTCTTTTTTCATGTTCACATAATAATGAAGGATGACACTTTATACAACTAAATGTGTATTGATTGTGTTCGCATTTCTTGCGGGCATATTTTTGTTTTATTAATGATGGATTACATTCTTTGCATGCATACTTATCACGGTCATGGATGCACACAGCTGACCCTTTACACATTTTGCAGCGATCTTTTCTTTTACCATGTTCACAAGATAATGTAGGATTACAATCTTTACATTTTGATGTTAGTCGTTCATGAATACATAATATAGCTGGATTACAAATACGACATGTATATTTGATACGTTCATGTGTACAATATGCTGATGGAGTACACTCTTTGCATCTAGATTTTTCTTTTTCATGGGAGCAAATTGAGCCGCCCTTACAGATTTTACATTTTGAACGAATTTTATCATGGGAGCAAAATGAGCTACCCTTACATGTTCTACACGTATTTCTTTGTTTTTCATGAATACACACTGATGCTCCCTTACAAATTGTGCACATATTTTTGCGTCGTAAATGGATGCACAAAGAGCTGCCCTTACACTCTTTGCATATCTGACGTAACTGTAAATGACTGCAAATTCCTGACCCACGGCATGGAATGCATTGATCTTGACGTCTTCCATGCTCGCATTTTTTTATAACTTGTTTCTTGCGAACGGGTTGAATTACATCTATGGATTGTTCTATTATTTCATTTTGTACTTCTGCCATTTTTATTATTCTTTCTGAATATATACAATCAATTTTATAAATAATTGAAGTCATTCTTATAAATTAATTTATAGAAAATGCATGACCCCTTACAGTCCTTGCATTGAAATGAGTAGCGATCATGTTCGCATTTCTTGCGATTGTATTTTGGTTTTATTTCAGACATTATTTTGCTATAGATGAGTGGTATAGATCAAATCAATTTTTAGAGATTTGAATCAATATAATACGATTAAATAACAGATAATATATGTTTATACCATATATTTATATCATTTATCCTGATTTTTGATTTTATGACTACTCCGGCCAAATTCTAAAAAAATGTGTTTTCCCAAAATTTTTTTGTATTCTCTAAGTATAAAACTACCATGACCGGAGGAGGCCTAATGCAACTTGTCGCTTACGGCGCCCAGGACGTCTACCTTACAGGCAACCCGCAGATCACTTTTTGGAAAGTTACTTACCGCAGGTACACTAACTTTGCCATCGAGTCTATCGAACAAACTTTCAACGGACAGGCCGATTTCGGTCGCCGTGTCCAGTGCACCATTAGTAGAAATGGTGACTTAGCCTACAGAACTTACCTGCAGGTTACTCTTCCTGAGATCAATCAGCTCATGGGTATCGCATCCTACGCCGCCGGCGTTGGATCCGGTGTCTATGCCCGTTGGTTAGATTTCCCCGGCGAGCAGATCATTGCCCAGGTTGAGGTCGAGATTGGTGGTCAGAGAATTGATCGCCAGTATGGTGACTGGATGCACATCTGGAACCAGCTTACCAT